CTGTTGACGGATTTAACGCATGATTGGGAATTATTCTATGGTGAGATTCGTCAACAGGTTTGCAAACGCACTTCATACAATGGACGAATCCGAAAAAACTATGCGGGAATCGGTTACACCTACGACGAACAGCGCGATGCTTTCATTCCTCCGAAGCCATTTGCGTCTTGGGTGCTGAATGATGCTTGCTGGTGGGAAGCCCCAATTCCGATGCCGACTGATGGCAAGGTCTACGGGTGGGATGAAGATTCTCAATCATGGGTAGAGGCCAATGGATGACCTATCGGCAAAATTCCTAGCGCATGAAGCCGTTTGCGCGGAGCGATGGAAAGAAACCATCCTTCGGATCAAGCGCATAGAAAGCATCGGTATTGCCTGCGCTGGCGCTATCATTCTTTTGTTGCTGCACTTGGTAACAAAAACAGGGGGCTAAATGAATGATCGACCCCGTAACGATTGGAGCAGCGTTTGCTGTAGCTAAGACTTCGGTCGCCTTCGTCAAAGAGGCGATCAATATGGGCAAGGAAATCCGTGATTGTTACGGAGAGCTTTCCCAATTCTTTACTGCCCAAGGTCAGATAGAAAAAGCCGCCAAGCAAGTCGAAGCGGCAAAGGCAGCACCAAAGCCTGACGATCCAAAGGAAGCCGAACAGCATGAATCGGCGCTGTCACAGGCTTTCACCATTGTCATGCAGCGCAAGCAGATGCGCGAGTTTGAGCAAGAACTGCGCGATATGTTCACGCTCAAGGGCGAGCTAGACCTGTATCACGAACTGTGCGCCGAGCGGCAACGCATCGTTGGCGAGCAAGATGAAGCCGCTAGGGAAGCTATCCGCAAAGCCAGGTTAGCTAAAGACCGCGCCGCTAGGAAGAAACAAGAGCAAGAAGAATTGCTGATGATGGCGGGGATTGTCGTATTCGTATTGATTGGCTGCATCACGGTTGGTGTTGCCATTTACTTTAGGGGCTGAAATGCTATCTCTTATCTCTAGTTCGCTGTCATTCCTCATGGGCGGGTTGCCGTCTATCTTGTCATTTTTCCAAGACCGCGCCGATAAGAAACACGAACTCGCTCTAGCGCAGATGCAAATTGAACGGGAATTGGAACTTAGGAAAGCCGGTTTTGAGATTGAGAAGCAAATCGAGGAAATTAAGACTGAGCAGATCAAGGTGCAGGCGCAAAGCCGGACTGAGGAATTGGCCGTCCAATCGCAGCAGATAGCCGTAACCGAGAAGGTGGCGTTGCTACAGCACGATACTGAGAGCGCCAAAGGTGCAAGTCAATGGGTAATCAATGCTCGCGCTATGGTGCGTCCTGGCATCGCCTATGGGATGTTTTTACTGCTGGTGTTTGTGGATGTGTTTGGCTTTTTGTACGCCTTCAAAACGGGCGTGGCGTTTGATGTGGCGCTGAATAACCTTTGGGATGATGATTCGCAGATCATTTTCAGTAGCATCATTGCTTTTTACTTTGGCGGGCAGGCATTCAAGCGATGAAAGTCTCGCCGCTGTGCATCAAGATGATTGCACACCATGAGGGCGTAAGATATAAGCCTTACCGATGCCCGGCTAACTTGTGGACGGTTGGGGTAGGCCATGTCATGTATCCCGATCACGCTAAGCTGACGATGGCTGACCGGTTGAAAGTAGACTTACATCCCGCAGACAATCGGGTGTGGAGCAAGGAGGAAGTGGATGCAATTCTTGCAAGCGATCTTGAACGATTTGAGCGCGGCGTTACCCAGTATTGCGGCGAGCTTACTCAATCTAAATTCGATGCTCTTGTCTGTTTTGCTTTTAATCTTGGTTTGGGAACACTACAGCGCAGCACCCTCCGTCAAAAGGTGCTGCGCCGGGATTATGAAGCTGCTGCGGCTGAATTCATGAAATTCACCAAGGCAGGGGGTAAAGTTCTGCCAGGATTGGTTAAGCGTCGAACTGATGAGGCGCGGCTTTTTTGTGCATGATCCAGCGGTATTGCTGCTCACTCATTTCCCGCTGTTCAGTCTCAGGGCAAGTCTTAACCTTGCACCACATAACCTTGTCGCCCGTCTTGAAAGCCACATCACAAACCTTGCAACGCTCATAGTTTTCCATCAGTTTCCCTTTTGCGTTTGTAAAGATCGACTTTCAATTCCGAAACCGCCACCAACAGATCATTGGTAAGCGCGTCGGCTTTCCACCATTGTTGCGACAATGCAGCGGTGTGGATGGCTTTGCGAATCCTGTCCACTTCAAGGATGCTTTCTGAATAGTCTTTCATAAAAATTGTCCAATCCAAGTTAGAGCGCCAATAATCGCAATCCCTACTCCCATCATCATCATAGCTGCACACGCATCCTCAAGCCACAAGCGTTTGTCGTTGATAGGATCAGCAAACATCACGAACACGCCAAACGATACTGCAACCATAAACAAGCCACCGAAAAAGATCATGTTTTCCCCTTGTGATAGTTTTCACGGCACAGCACGCGGTGACACTCTTTGCACCAAGACGAGAGCGTCCCGTATTTTGTCAAATTGAACTGGTCTGATTCCTTGATTGCTTTGCACTTGGAGCATTGCGCTGGATGCCCCTTTATCCTCCATCGTCGCGGTTGACCCATTTTCCAATTCCCTGATTAGTTTGTGATTGAGCCGCCACAGCATATGCTTCGTCCGTGTTTTGCCGTTGTATTGCAGCCTAAGACCCATGCGAAACACTAAGCCGTCCTTTGCCATGCCGTTTAAGTAACTGCCAATCGTTCCCACATCTTCATTCAAGACTGCGGCTATGTTGAAGCCAGTCATTTCAAGGTCGCGGGCTAAGACTTCCCGCATGGCAGCGATGATCTGACGGGCGCGGGGTTTCAGAGCTTGGGCAGGCACGTTACATCCACCACAGACGGAACAAGCTGATTATTGACCTTGCGCTTTGTGCTGATGACTACGGGGCGCATTCCGGCTTTTTCGCACTCGCCAATCCCGTTGATAACTTCCAGCCTGGACAACGGTGGGACTTCCTTTTCCACCTGTAAGCTAGACACGGCTTCGGGAACGGTAGTGCTGGCGGTTTGCAGCGATGCACAGCCGCTAAGCATAATGACTGCAAAGCAAAGCATTTTCATTTTGCCACCTGTATCAAGGTTTCGCCCTGTTGCTGGCGAGCGCGGTTGAAGATCACGGTTATGTCGGTGTGTGAGGCTTTGGTAGGAGTGAAATGCCCGTCAAGGATGTAGAGATTTCTCTCCCGTAAATATTGAATGCAGCCTTTGCGTTTTTCATCGTATCGACGCGGATCGTGTGGCTTCCAATTCGATACGTCTATCAGATCGGGCTGCAATGCGTCGTAAGTCATCATCCAGTTGATTGCGTCAGCTATTCTCATCGTCATCCTCCGGTAAAAACCTGCGGCGTGCAGGGTTGTTTTGCCAAAAGTAAAGATTGAATCTAAAACTGCGACGCTGCTCTGCTGTGATGGTGTTGGTAAAGTAGTTTGGTGAATCGTCATACATGGATTTAATCAATTGCTTTTTGAACCGTTCGCCATCCATGCCGATCATTTCAACATAATGCTGTGCGCCATCCATTAAAAACATCATTGCATCGATGGCTTTGTCTTGCGCTACGTCTACCTTATGCCGCTCCGGGCCTTTGCGTTTGACCGGCTTTAGGCAGGCATCAAGTACCGCAAGGCTTACGACATTGGCAAGCAATTGTCTGCAAGCTGCTGTTTGCGCTTCTTCATCCATTGTCGTTTTCTTTCACAAAGATGCCGTCAACCATCTTTCCTTTGCGGTAACGGATTTCCTGCCACACAAGATCGAGGCATTCTTCGACTGGCATATCAATCTGCGCGGCAATGATGGTCAACACGACCATAATGTCGCCAATTGAATCAACGATGCGATCTATGTCTTTGCGAGCAACGCCAGCAGCAAGTTCGCCGGATTCCTCAAGCAGCTTGACCACTTGCGCTTGCAGGGTGCTACCTTTGACGAGGTTGCGATCATTTGCCCATTCACGAATTTTTCCAAAATAATCGTAGTCCATTGTTGTTCCTCAAATTGGTGGGGTACTCACTATGCTGACTGCGCTCGGCCGCGTAGTCGCAACCCCATGCCAGCAGCAGCTTTCCCCCGTTGACTAGAAAGGGATGTCGTTATCTAAGTCCGACATATCGCCAGCTTTCTTTTGTTTGGGCTGGTCTTTGTTTTTGTGCTGCATACTGCAAGACATGAACTTGCCTTTAGCGCCCTCTTTAATCCATGCACTAACCCACACAGGTTCGCCGTTCATGTCCAAACCATCGCCCCTGTAATCAGGGTGATTGTCGGTTTCTTTCTTGGCGTTCTTGAACAGCGTGAAGCTGCCAGGTTTCGGTATGTAAGCCATTATTTCTTCCTTATGTTGTCAATCATTTCATTTACTTCGGACAGGAACTGCTTTACTGCTGCTTCAATCTCCGCAATGCGTTTTTCATCGCGGTCGAATCGGTGAACAAACAATTGCAAATCTTCAGGCAATCGCGGATCGTAGGATACAAAGTCGCACCATTCCCGACCGGTGCAAGCCATTTGCCACAGCATCTGATTTTCGTACTGGCGAGGTTGTTTTTTGTCGATCAGCGTTTGCAGGTGCGTAGCCGTCTTGGGGCACTTGATTTCCACTAAGCCATTAGTCGATACCAACCCATCCGGCGAAGCTGCGCCACGCTCAATCGTCGGATGCAGAACGATTCCGATTTCGTCCACCGTCCAATCGCAAGCGAGTTCGTACTCGACGCGGGCAAACTTTTCTTGGTCAGTTCCCCATTGCATTGCAGCATTGGTGAAGCCGGATTCTTGCGGTTGCCCTGTCAGAATCTCAGCCACAATTTGCGCCCTGTAATCCCGATAAGCTGCTGTGGTCTTGGATGCCATAACATCGCTGATCCTGCTGGCTGTCACTTTACCGGCACGCGCTGCAAGCCATTCGGGACTGCCCTGCGGCATTGACAAAACTTTCATGCTTCCTCCAAGTGCGTTTTGCGCGTGTTCTTGGCAGCAACAATTTTTGCCATTGCATCCGTGTCGCCGACTTCCTTGGCTTCCTTGTAGGCAAGCGTGTAGGCGGTTTTCAGCGCATCCGCAGCTTGAGATGTGGCGATAGCGTGCAAATGCGTCTCAAGCGTTTCTAAGCGTTTCTGAGGGGCATCCTTGCCGTTAGTCGCATCCAGCACATCATGCTCGACGATCTCCATCGCCGTGACCCACAGATAGCGGCGCTGATAAGTCTCGACTGCCCCGATATTTTGGACTTCGTGGCATCCCTTGAGGGCGGCTGACCCCATAGGCGAGGTGATTTCAAGCTGCGATCCGTCCTCGGTGTCGATGATAGTCAGGCGAGCAATGTCGGCGGTGTAACTGACTACCCCGCACAGCTTGAGGTTGTGAAAGATTTCTTGCACCGTTGGCAGGAAGTCGCCTAGCTCGAAATACTTGTAACCGGCAAACTTGTTTTCGCCTGATTTGTTCAGCTTTGTGGCTTGCAAGAACAGTCGTGCCTGCATCAGTTTTGTGTAGACGCTCATGCTAGTACCCCCGTAACGATCAGTAAAAAAATGATGGTGAAGCCAATTGCTACTGCGCGGTCGCCGTTCATGATTCAATTGCCGTTGTGGTTTCGGCACGCGCCCAATGGATGCCTTCGTGTTTGCACGTTCCCCAAGGAGCGCGTTCGATGTTGCAGAAGGTCGGCAGCACACTCCCGCTGATGGGCGAGAATTCCGGCTTGCGTGTGCATTCGGATGCCTCGATGTTGTCGGCGTTTTTCTTGTAGTGCTTACAGTCTTTGCAGAGGTTCATGGTGTCTCCTGTTGTTGTCAATTAGCGGGGGCTTGCGCCCCCATTTGGTCTTAGAAGTTGTAGTCGTAAAATTTAACCGGCTCATCGGAAAGCTGATATTTACGACCGTTTGCGTCTTTCCATCCTTGTTTGCCAAGGCGAATGCGAACAACGCGGTTTTGTTCGTTGCTGGTGATAAACCAGTTTTGATCGCGCTGGTTCATGCAGATGCCGGAGAAGCCGCCGACAACCCAGTCCAGCTTGACCGACTCGTCGCGCTCGGCATCCATTGCGCGGATTTCAAGAGTTTTGTCGCTGATGACGCGAACAACTTCAAACGGGTTGATATCGCTGTATCCGATGTGGTTTGCGTAGTTCATTTGTGTCTCCTTTGTTGTTGTCAATCAAGTGCTACAGGACGGACTTTACTTACCTAATTGCACATTGTCAACACTTGTTGCAAAGGAAAATTGTAAAGTAATGTTAACTAATGCAACGCCGCTTGACAAGATAGCTTTGCACAGGATACGATACTTTGCAAGTTAACTTACAGGAGGCAGCATGAAAGTTCAGCAGGCAGAGCAGCATTTCGGCAATCGCAGGAAACTGGCAGAGGCATTGGGCATTACGAGTCAGGCAGTCAGCCAATGGGCAAAGCGGGGGCAGATTCCCGAGGGCGTGGCATACAAGCTCCAAGTCATCACAAACGGGGCGCTGATGGTCAATCCTGTGGATTACATCCCCGTCGAGCAGATGGTGGCTGAGATCGTCCCGCAGCAGTAGTTGACAAGGTGGCTTGACTATGCCATTCTATCCCTGTCCGAGAGAAAGATCGGGCCACGCCGGAAGCGTGAAATGACATTACGAATGAACCCATCTACGCATGGGCTTCGTCGTTCGAGAGCCTTGTAATGTCAGCTCACTTCCGTCGAGGTCTGAAGCCCAGCCGTAGGTGGGTTTTTCTTTTGGGCTACACCATGCTGGGCAATGAGAGCAACAGCGGCATGAGTGGAAAGCGCAACTGGTGGCTAAGGTCTGAAACAGCGCATAGAAGGGCGGCGAAGTTAGCACCCTTGACCGAAAGGCTGACGCGTGTCGCGGCTCCGGAGAGCAGCTACTAAAGGGCGCACAGGCTAAGGCTACGTGCGCTCACCAAAGAGCAGATACTACTAAGAGATGCTATGAACCTAATAGAATTCGGTGACTGTAGAGCAACGATGCGAGAGTGGGCGCGTCAAGGCGTGAAGGCGCAAACGTGTGTTACATCGCCGCCTTACTACGGACTTCGTGACTACGGGCATGAAGGTCAGATCGGGCTAGAGGAAACGCCGGAACAATACATCGCTGCAATGGTTGAAGTATTTCGATGTGTGTGGGATGTGCTGGAAGATAACGGGACTTTGTGGCTAAACATTGGTGATAGCTACTACAACTACAGACCCGGCAAAGGTCAAGCCTTGGTTAAACAGTCAGTTGCCAACAACGATCAAGACTTACCGCAAACGTGTGCAAGGCGTGGCAACAAGCTAGACGGATTGAAGGAAAAAGATTTAATTGGCATTCCTTGGATGCTGGCTTTTGCATTACGCGCTGATGGTTGGTATCTGCGGCAAGACATAATTTGGCACAAACCGAACCCTATGCCTGAGAGCGTGCAGGATCGTTGCACAAAAGCGCATGAATACATTTTCCTGTTGAGCAAGTCGCAGAAGTATTACTACGACATTGATGCGATCAAGGAAGAAGCGCATACAACCGATGCAAGTGACCGTAACCGTGACGAATCAAGACTAAACAACACACCCGACAGAACAAGAATGGCAGCTTTGACTACAAACCATTACGAAACAAAAAACAAACGCAGCGTATGGATTGTTACTACCAAGCCTTACGAGGGTGCTCATTTTGCGGTATTTCCGCAAGACCTGATAGAACCTTGCATCCTTGCTGGTGCGCCTATTGGTGGTGTTGTTCTTGATCCGTTCATGGGTAGCGGAACGACTGCACAGGTAGCACAACACTTGGGGCGCAAGTATCTTGGATGCGAATTAAATCCAGCTTATGCCGAACTACAAAAAAAACGACTCCAACAACCATCCTTTGAGTTTGCTTAAGGAAAATTATGACTGACAAAGAGATCATGCTGCAATACTTGTTACTGAAAGTTCGGCAAGAAGATTGGCATGGTGTAGCAGATGCAGCGATGGACATTCGTGAAATGGAGGCAAAAAAATGTTCGACGAGTTCTATTCCAAGTACCCCAAAAAAGTAGCTCGCAAAGATGCAGTCAAAGCATGGTCACGCCTTACTGCCGAGCAGCAACAAAAAGCATTGACGGCGATTGACAATCATGTACGGATGTGGGCGGCTGAAGGACGGGACAAGCAATACATCCCACACCCTGCAACCTGGCTTAATGGCGAGCGATTCGATGATGAAATCTCAATGCCTGAGAAAAAGGTAGTCGCATGGTGGACAAGCGATCAGCTAACCATGGAACACGGTCGCAAGATCGGAGTGCCAGCAAGACCGGGCGAGGACATGACGCAATATCGCCTCCGGTTACGGGCCGCGTAACTTGGCGCGAAAGAGTAGCAACAGCGGTGCGCGTGCAGAACATGACGCGAGAAGAACGGGCAGCAGCTATGCCCGAATCAGCGGCAATAGTGAGGGCGTTTGCGGCTGAGTTTTCGTTAGTAGAAGTTAGGGCAACAGAAAACAACCTTTTCTATGAATGGATAAAAAAATGATGCTAGATAAATGGTTTCCCAACTTGCAGTTTCCGCGTGTACGCAACACCGATCCCGATACCAGTCATGCAGCAGCGGATCAGGCAGCAGAACTAGCTGCAAATCATCACGGCATCATCCTGCAAGCATTAGAGCAGCCTGGCACGATCTACGACATAGCCGCCCGCACAGACTTAGACCACAACGCAGTAGCTCGAAGGATGAGCGAACTAGAGCGGCTGGACTTGGCTTACACCGAAGGTAAGAAGAAAGGCGCGAGCGGTCGTATGTGTCGCGTATGGGTGCGCAAATGAGCATCGAAGCAATGAAGCTGGCGCTGGAAAATGGAAGCCTTTGCATCGGAATCAAAGACGGGCTTAATGTTTATGTTTCCGCTGCCATGATTGGACAATTTGGTTTGCAAGAGTGCAAGGAACGTTTGGGTTTAATTAAACGTTTTCCTGTGAGAACAGATTTAAGCGGGAATATTGTCATGGTTGAAGGCGAAACACAAGAAGATGCAATTGAACGTTACTTGAACAGGATTGAAAAATGAACGAACGCGAAGCAATGAAGCGAGCTTTGCAGCTAGTAGAAGTGGCAGACGAACTTGCCCTTGATTGTGCGGTTTTTGGCAATGATGTATCAGAAGAAAGAGCCTTAATTGCGCGATGCAAAATTGCTTTTTTAGAAGCCATTGCAGCAGCTGAAAAGCAAGAGCCGGTGGCGTGGGCATACACCAATGCACAGGGACGGGACGTAATCATTCGCGGAAACGTTGCGCCGTATGAAGCGCCGTATGAAGATGCAACTCCCCTTTACGCCCACCCACAACCCAAGCGCGAATGGGTTGGGCTGACTGATGAGGAAGCGGCTGAATGCTGGAACTCTAGCGCGGTCACGACATGGAAAAACATTGAAGCCAAGCTGCGGGAGAAGAACGGATGCTAGTCAGATTGCTTCAACCCGATCCGATCCTGCTCGATGACCCTGTACGCCCCAAGATTAGCCCGCAGCGCAAACTTGGATGGGGGCGTTATGTGTATATGTGGATCGAAGGCAAAGAGATTGGTGCGATTGTTTGCACAGCGCATCGCTACAACATCCCCAAAACTGAGCGCGAACTGTTCCAAACTCACAAGCATGAAGATACTGGCTTGAAGGTAATACTGTATTCGATTTGGTCTTACAAGCCGGGATGCGGTAGCAAACTGGTTAATGCAATTATCGCAAAAGATGGTCAGTTTAGAATCATCACCATGTCGCCCAAGACTGAGATGGCTAGGCAATTTCACCTAAAGAACGGCGCGAAGGTACTGCAAACAAACAAAACGTCGGTGAACTATGAATACTGACCGCACTCTAGACCAAAACGCGGCGCAATGGCCCATCCTTGATGCCTGGGCTAAGCAAAAAATATGGGTGGTGAACGGCGCAAAAACGCGCATGAGCGCCGAGGAGTGGAAAGATGTGCTGACAGCCGCCTTCGAGGGTGAAACGTCGCCAAGGCTGGCTATGGGGCTAAATGGAGGGGTTGTTATGCTTGGCAGGCGAACAAGCAAATACACCAAGGCTCGATTCTCTGAATGGTTGGACTGGCTGATGGCAGCAACTCATCACGCGGGAGTTACCCTTGACGAAAGCTGAACAGCAATGGCACGCCAAGGTCAGAGACTTGGGGTGTATCGTTTGCAGGTTGTTCCACGGTGTGCGCTCGGATGGGGATATTCACCACGTTTTGTCGGGAAGCAAGCGGGCGGGTGAAATGTTTGTGATATGCCTGTGTCCGACGCATCACAGGAGCGGCAGAAATACGCCGGAATTTGTGAGCCGACACCCCTGGCGCAAGGAATTTGAGAAACGGTACGGGACAGAGCAAGAATTGTTACAACAGACGGAGCAGCTATGTGCCAATTTTCGAAGGTAAACGGGCGGGAAGCTTTAGAGGTGTTGCATGGCATTTGTTCGGCTGTTCTTGCGTTTGGTCAAGCGCAAAGCGATTACACCGAAACAGAACTTTCTGACGGTGTACGTTTGGAATTGCTGGTCAATGATATGCGGATCACGATTGAGACCGGGCCGGAAGTCATGGCAGAAATTGAAGCGGCAAAAGCAATCGAGAAGGCATCCCATTGAGACGCGCCGCTAAAGTCGATGCTAACCATCAGGAAATCGTCACAGAGTTCAAAATGCGGGGCTGTGCGGTGCTATCCCTTGCCGCGATGGGAAAGGGCGTGCCTGACCTTCTCGTCGCTTTTGGAGGGGTTACATGGCTAGTTGAGGTCAAAGGGCCGAAAGGTAAGGAGACTGAGGATCAACAAAAGTTTGCGCTGCAATGGACGGGGTGCAGGGCAATCGTTCGAGATGTGCAGGGCGTGAAAGATACGGTAGAAATCATGATTGCCCAAATGGTCAAATTACGGGCTTGACACCATGAAAAATCCCGAATACCATCAAGATATTGCTGAAAAAGGGTGAAAAATGTCGAAATACAACGAATCGGCGGCGGCGTTTGTTAGTGTTCTTTTTCACTCGGCAACCGTAACGCATTTCATGCACCTGCAAACCAAGAGTTTCGCCCAGCATATGGCGCTTGGTGAGTATTACGACGCAATCGTCGAGCTTGCCGACAAGTGGGCAGAGGCTTATCAGGGGTGCTACGACATCATCACAAACTACCCCAAAGAGTTCCACCTGGCTACCGAGCCGGTTAAGTATTTGACGCAGATTAAAGACTTCGTGGACGATATTCGCAAGGATTTGCCCGAAGAAAGCCAGCTTCAGAACATCGTGGATGAGATTGCGGATCAGATCGATTCAACCCTCTACAAGTTACGCTTCCTCAAGTGAGAATATAATGGACAGAGACGCGGCAAATCTTGCTGAAGCACTTAGAAGGCATGGCGAAATCCAAAAGTCTTTGAACCTTGACTATCAGCCAAGTTATGAAGGAGTCGCCGGTAGTCCGTTGCGGATGTTTGGAAGCGGCGGCTTTGAGAATGAAAAAGGCGCAAAAATCTTGTCGGGAGGTGGTCAAGCAATGTTGAACATTCCATTCTCTGAACGCGCTCAACTTCAGTTGTATGGTGGTGGTGGAGGTGCTGTCGGTTCTGTTGAAACCCCTGATTTCAAGCAAAAAATTAAGAATTTTAGTCGTGGTGAGTCCGGTATCAGATTTAATTATCAGTTTGACTAATCATGCCCAGTCACTCCCCTGCTCAAGCCCGCATGATGGCGGCGGCCGCTCACGACCCAAAATTCGCCAAGAAGGTCGGCGTACCGGTCAAAGTAGCGAAGGAATTCAACGCTGCTGACAAGGGCAAGAAGTTAGCCGAAGCCATGAAACGGATGCACCGTGGCTGACAATGCGCGTCTTGCTGCTTTGCTGAAAGCGTATCCGTCTGAACAGACGCTTGCGCCTTATGGCATGAGACACGGCAATGAGCAGGCAGTAAACAATCCTTTCACGGCTAAAGGCAAAGGGTATTTCGGTCAACTGCCCGCCCAAGATGGCATGGCAACAGAACTTTCGTCTATCTTTGAACACAATGGCCAGCAAGTTGAACACCCGCTAATTGTGCCTACCCTAACGAAACAAGAATTGCAGCACTTGACCGCAGGGAATGAGCCGACCCCTGAGATTTATTCCAAAGCAGAACAGTTCGCAATAGGTCGAATCAAGCAAGGCAAAAGCCCATTTGCAGGGCAGGATGAATTGCGTTATCCAGTACCTAAAGATTAACTAAGTATGTTGACAATTTTCGTTACAAATCAATGATATGGCGGCGAGGAAGCGAAAGATAACTTTATCTGACTCATGGCGGGAGAAGATTCAAGCCAGTCAGATTATGAATCGCCTCTTGAAGCACGTTGAGGGCGAGATTGAGCTGTCGAACAGCCAAGTGAAAGCAGCGGACATTCTGCTGAAAAAGGTCGTTCCTGATTTGGCGAGGACTGAAAACGTAGGTGATGAGGGCGGGCCACAGGAGATGATAATCCGATGGGCCGATCCCAAATAATCCTTCCCTATGCGCCGAGACGGGCTTTCCTCCCCTTCCATGCCCGCACGCAGCGATGGGGCTGTTTAGTCGCTCATCGACGCGCAGGCAAGACAGTAGCGGCTATCAATGACGTAATCAGGGCAGCGGCTACTTGTAGGTCAACTTTCCCGCTGTTCGGCTACATTGCTCCGTACCGAAGCCAGGCGAAGTCGGTGGTTTGGGACTATCTCAAGACCTTTGCTGCGCCGATCATCCTCGATAGCAACGAGGCTGAACTAACAGTTACGCTGATGAACTTGGCGAAGGTTAGGCTGTTTGGTGCTGACAATGCCGACGCGATGCGCGGTCTTGGCTTTGACGGTATCTACATGGACGAGTATGGCGACTTCAAACCGAGCGTTTGGGGCAACGTTATCCGTCCGGCATTGTCTGACAAGCAGGGGTGGGCGGTGTTTGGTGGTACGCCCAAGGGTAAAAACCAGTTCTGGTCGATTTATGAAAACGCCATTCGTTCCCCTCACGAATGGTTCCTGCTGCGTCTGCCCGCTTCTTCGTCGGGGCTGCTTCCTCCATCCGAGCTTGCAGCAGCCAGGGCGCAATTGTCCGAGGATCAGTACTTGCAGGAGTACGAATGCTCATTCGAAGCTGCAATCCTCGGAGCTTTTTACGGCACAGAATTTAGAGAACTCGAGCAACAAGGGCGTGTAACAAGCATTGATGTTGACCCGAGCGTGCCAGTGCATACCGCGTGGGACTTGGGCTATCGGGACGATACGGCGATTTGGTGGTATCAAGTCTTGCGGGGAGAAATCCATGTTATCGACCATTACTCGGTATCGGGCGCAAACATTGAAGAACTCGCGCAGGTTATTGAGAGCCGAGGTTATCGCTATGGTAAGCATTGGCTCCCGCACGACGCAAAAGCCAAAACCCTTGCCAGCGGCGGCAAGTCCATCATTGAGCAGCTTGGGGCGCACTTGGGCATTTCCTCGCTGGCTATCGTTCCTGATCTGTCGATCCAAGACGGCATTCAGGCAGTAAGGAAGATGCTCCCGATCACTTGGTTTGACAACAAATGTTACGAGGGCATCGAGGCATTGAAGCAGTATCAACGCGAGTATGACGAGGACAAGAAGGCATTCAGACAGACCCCGAGACACGATTGGACTAGCCATCCCGCAGATGCTTTTCGTATGATGGCGATAGCTTGGAAGCAAGAGCCGGTAGTCAGAGCGCCGGACAGAGAGAAGCCTCTGATGGTAGGCCCGCAAAACACAGTTACCCTTAACGATATGTGGTCAACTGTTAAACCTAAAGGAGCAAGAATATGAGTGGCGTTTCTAACCCGTACGCATATGCGTATGAGACTGTTGCAGCATCGCAAACCGCGCAAGTGTTGGGCGGTACGGGCGCTAAAGGCGACTATCTGCACAGGCTGATTATCAGCGTCAACACCGTGGCGACTGCAACCGTGACGGTGCTGGATGGATCGACTTCCATTCCGCTGTTGACGGGTTCGGCTACGCTAGTGCCTGGCGTTTATAGCGTCGAAATGAATATGGCTGCTGCTACCGGCCCGTGGAAAATCACGACCGGCGCAGGCGCGACTGTCATTGCTGTTGGAATCTTCTCAGCATGATGAACAAACCGGGGCTTTATGCCAACATCCTAGCCAAGCAGGAACGGATTAAGCATGGATCAGGCGAGAAGATGCGCAAGCCTGGCGATCCCGGTGCGCCGACCGCGAAGGCTTTCCGCGAATCTGCGAAGACTGTGAAACCGGAGAACAAATGAGCGCAGCATGGACGCGTAGCGAGGGTAAAAACCCCGAGGGCGGCTTGAACGCCAAGGGACGGGCGAGCTATCACGCGGAGACTGGCGGCACGCTAAAGCCTCCCGTCAAGGCTGGCGATAACCCGCGTCGCGCGTCTTTTCTTGCTCGCATGGGCAATATGCCTGGCCCGATGGAAAAAAACGGTAAACCTACTCGATTGGCGTTAGCTTTAAAGGCGTGGGGCGCATCCAGTAAAGAGGATGCCCGCGCGAAGGCAAGAGCGATCTCGGAGCGTAATCGTGACTGACCAAGAGCGCATAGCGGCGGCGCTAGCGTATCAGGGCGCTACGGCTGCACCGCCAACGATGGCGCAAGAACTTGCCAAAGTGCCGAGCAGGTTGATTGGCGCATTGAAAGCGTTGGGCACAGGTTCAAGCTACGGATCAGCAGAGCCTGTCAATGCTGTGAACGATCTAGCCCGTACAAAGTTTTGGCGTGGTTCGGTGTTTGGCGTTCCCGAAGATGTGCAGCAAAGAAATGTTGATAGGGCAATGGAAGCTGCGTCAACAGCCGCGCCTATTAAACGCGCATTTAGTGCACCGCAAGACGAAGCATTGCGCCTTGCCCAACAGCGTGCAGCGTTGCCTGTAGAGCGTGGTGGTCTAGGTTTGCCGCCTAACAACACGGCAGAGCAACGGGCACAAGCAATGGGGTTTCTAAATAATGTTTATCACGGAACAAATGCAGATATACAAGCAATGAATGTTGCTGGAAAAGGTAAAACCGCTGGTGCTGGTGTTTTTGTTACTGACAATCCATTAGTAGCAGAAACTTATTTCAGTGGATCTGGAGAAGGAAATATCCTTCCATTACTTTTAAAAAAAGAAGGGTTGTTGTCAGTCAATGCAAAAGGAAGAAATTGGGCTGATATAGATACAAATACACTTGCCGCCAAAGCGGGAAAAAAACGATACTCTTTAGCTGATATGGAGTTAGACAAAAACTCAGCAACATCAACCGATGAACTTGGAATTATTGCTAAAGACCTTTTAGGATTAAAAGGCGTTGAAATTAAAAATGTGAAAGATTTAGGCCCAAATAGTCATATTTTTAGAGCTAAAGAATATTTAAAAGAAAAATACGGAATAACTCCAAATGAAACTTGGTCAAATGTTACTGGAAATCAATTTGCAGAAGCAAAAGACTATATGGAAAAACTTTATAAATCTCAAAAAAATACGGTTACATCCATTCAAGATTCAGATTTATTACGTTCCCGCTTTGCCGCTTTTGACCCATTCCGCAGAAACGCCGCAACAGCCGCAGCGATGGGCGTAGCAGCACCTGACTTGTTAGCCAAGGAAAAAAATAAATGAGCGAAGAACAAAGCACAGGTTTGCAGAAACTGCTGCATAACGTTGCAGCCTACGATAACGACTTCAAGAAGTGGGAAGCCCGCGCACAGAAAATTATCAAGCGTTATCGGGACGACAACCGCAGTCAAAACACAAACGAGACTGCCAAGTTCAACATCCTATGGTCTAACGTCCAGACGTTGATTCCTGCGGTCTATGCGCGTCTACCAAAAGCAGACGTATCGCGTCGCTTTGGCGACAACGACCAAGTGGGACGAGTAGCCTCGTTGCTGATTGAGCGGGCGCTGGATTACGAGATTGAGCATTACCCCGACTTTCGCAGCACGATGAAGCATTGCGTCGAGGATCGCTTCCTTGGCGGGCGTGGCACGTCTTGGGTGCGTTATGAGCCGCACGTTCAAGCGATTGATATGCCCGAGGACGGGCTAGAAGTCACCGAGGACATAGACGAGCCGGAAACCGGAAACCAAGCGTTAGCCGGTGAAGAACCGATGGAGCAGATCGAGTACGAATGCGCTCCCGTTGACTATGTTCACTGGAAAGACTTCGGCCATGCAGTTGCGCGTACATGGGAGGAAGTAACCGCTGTTTGGCGTTGGGTATACATGACCCGCGAAGCACTGATTGAGCGTTTCGGTGAGGAAGTCGGCAGCAAAATTCCTTTTGATGCTGGCCCTGACACCCTCAAACAGTACGGGCAAAGCACCAAGGAACACACTCGCGCGAAAATTTGCGAATACTGGGACAAGGAA